GAGAGCGGTGTGGCTTCATATAAGTGGGGTGACTACTACCCAGCTGGGGGCTATCATATCACCTTTGCCAAGGAGCATAGCGATGGTCATACCTCACTCTACGAAGTGGCATTCAAGCCTAAGAAGAAATAAGACATAAAAATATGCCAAGCGATTACATCCTCCGATATAATGGGGCAAGCAACCATAGTAAAGACGAGAGACAAGAACACGACTTCTACTCAACTGACCCTTCTGCAATGTATGACCTCCTCAAGCGTGAGACGTTCAGTCATAACGTATGGGAGCCAGCATGTGGTATGAACCACCTATCAAACGTACTCCGTGAAAACGGACATAATGTTAGGACTTCGGACATTGTAGACAGAGTTGGAGATGGAAGTGTGGAAATCCTTGATTTCCTGGCGTGCAATGAAGAGTCCTATGATGGAGATATTATCACGAACCCTCCGTATAAGTACGCCCTTGACTTTGTCAAGAAGAGCCTCAGCTTAATAGGGGATGGGCATAAGGTAGCTATGTTCCTGCGCCTTCAGTTCCTTGAAGGAATGAAACGCAAAGTATTCTTTGAAGAATATCCACCCAAGGTCGTATATGTCTTCTCACGAAGAGTAAAGTGCTATAAGGACGGAGATATGGCGAACTTTGAACAGAAAAGCTCACCTACTGCATATATGTGGGCTGTATGGGAGAAGGGATACAAGGGTGATACCATCGTAAAGTGGATTTAACCATCAGTAGCAGTATGCTCTACATCATAATCTTAGTACTCGTCATCATCTGCATCAATCAGGGCGATAAAATTCGCAGGTTGAAGCGAGAGTTAGACGAATCCTACAAGAGTAGAGAGAGCCTCCGTACGGGTCTTTCGGCTAATATAGAGATGCTTAGAGAACAGCTCTCTTACTACAGACAATAATATGACCAAGGAAGAACTTGAAGCCTCACTTCAGCCTCTCTTTTGGGAGAAGACAGAAGACGGAGGGTATTACAGCAGAACGGGTCTTACCTACGACCTGCATTTATTCCAAATGCCTAATGAGTCTTGGT